ATATTTTAGATGTAGCCGGAGAAAATAAAGAAAGAACAATACCGTTTTCCTTTATAACAAATAATCAAGGAGTATCTTCTGAATTACTACCCGTTCTTAGTGTGGATGATTACCCCAACGTATCTATAGGTACTAGGGATAGCTTATATGGTTTTAAAATAAACTCTCTGTCCGGTTATAATACTAATTTTAATACTCCTAATATTCTTGAATATGTTATAGATGGTACTTTTGTGAATGAATTATCTTCTCAAAAGCTACTTACCAATAATTTACTTTTATGTGGTGATAGTACTTTTTTAACCCCTGACTTTTTCGATAAAATCTATACTACAACAGTAGGATATAGCGGTGATAATAACACTAATAATTTTTATTTCTGTGAGATGTTAGTTTTTGACAAAATACTAAATGAAAGTGAAAGAGGCATGCTTCTTAATACATTATTCTATAAGTGGACAATAGATGAATTAATAGATAATATAACATTTGGTAGCGGGGTTTTATCAGGTGGGTTTCTAAAAAATATTTCATATGAAGATTTTTCGCTTTTAACATCCGTTTTTGAAGTACCTGTTCAATCATGCGTAACGCAGCTTACAATATCCCTTTCAGCTTTTGATGAATCGACGAGTAAGATAAAGAAAATACTATACACATATAATGATGTATATGGTGAGCTAGATACTCTTGTATACGATGTATTGCAGCCTAATAACACATATTCGTATCTAGAGGATAGAAATATAAAAGTACTGCTTAAACCTAGCGAGACTAAATTTTTTGACTCTTATATAGTAAAGTTGTCAGCAGTTAGATATGATGGTACTATTAATAAAGTTAATGTTGTAGGTAATATTACACAATGCAGCTTAAGAGATCTATATAGTGACAGCTACTTAGTCGACTCTCAAATTGTAGATAACTTAAATCAAAATATTATAGTATTAGAGAATAAAGGGTCCAAGCAATTACATTTAAATAAAATAGATGTGAATATAGACAACATATATCTGTCTGGCGGGGACTTTGTTGAACTTAAAAATGAAGAAGCTGATGCCGGTGAAGAAGTAATATTAACTCTCGCGGAAATATTTGATGAGGTAGTAGTCAGTAAACCAGTGTATAAAATACCATTCATTAAACAACCTGTTAAAATAGATATTAACCCTATACGACCTACCTAGTATTAAATATTCTTAATGTATACTAAGTTCATTACTAAAAGCAATTGGGAGCCGATATACGGTAACTACGTATTTGACAAAACAGTTACTCTCAATAATGAGTTTTTAGCTTCTGATGGAGGTATGAACGCTGTTTACATGCCTATGTGTAATAATGTAAAAGATTATGCTAATAATAACTATAGCATGTTTTTTCTAACTAATCAACGTACAGTTGATTCATTCTTAAATTTACAAAAACCTACAAATTATTCAAATAATACACCGTGTTTAATTGCTCATAATTTTTTAAATAAACTTGTTTCAGAAAACACAGTTTTTCTAACACTATCAACTCATACTGTTGACTTAAAAAATATTAGAGATTTTAATAACTCGTTTTATGTTGAATTGCTTTTTTTAGATTCCAATAGAGTTATAATATACAATCTTCAAGGCAAAACATATACTGGTCTATCTATAGATATATTAGATAATAAACTTAAAATAGTAAATTTACAAGCTAACCCATATACCCTATCTAATTACGAGAAAAATAAAATTTGCTTTAATTACATTTTCGATAAAAAAACTAAAAATATAGTTTTTTATAAAGAATTAAATAACAGTTTTTTATTAGTCTTAAAGACTGATACAGGTGTATTATCCGCAGGTACTGGTTACCCAGACTATATTGATAGTAGTAATGTTTTTACAGTTATAGATGTCCTGGATCTACCTAGCTTGCAACTAAAGACTGATTTTGTTTCGTATAAAACTACGTTTGGTCAAAACAATATTGATATCAATAAATCAAAAACTTTATATAACGTAAGTAACAATTTCTTAGGACATTTAGAATACAATACTGTAAGAGAAGATAAGGCTTCTTTTAACTTTATCACATTAAAGAATCAGCTAAATATAACCGATAATCAAAATAGAATATATAATAAAGACAACAGTTTTAGAGGGTATACCACTATCTTAGGCGGCGGTAAGAGAGAAGAAGGTTATAGTAACTTGAACTTAAATTATCAAGCTAATAACATTACGTTTAAATTTCCATCTGACAAAACTACTTGGTTCCATATTCCCTTTACCAGTGGGGTAAAGACTTTAAATATAAATGAGACTTCTTTTTTCAAGAACGGTGCTATTGCAGGCTCTACACCCTTATACAGCGATAAGATATGGAAAAAGTTAGCCAATTATAGCAATAATACTACCTTTAAATCTAGTACTACTCTTGAAAATACGGGACAGTGGTTATGCTCTTGGTTGAGTGGCGGAAATAATAATGCAGTTTGGGTTGATAGGTTCTATGACAGTTCTGCTTTCACTCCGTTTGAAGCTTTAAAGTATAATCCCAACGTCGATTACGTTCCACAATACGAAGGCTTATATACAGCAGGTATAAATGACCATGTAAGTAAATTAAATATGGAACCTGGATCCTGGTATGCATACTACCATCTAGGTAAACAGTCTGCTAGTAATATTTTAAAAAGTTTAACAGGTAGTATAATTTCAGATAGACTGGATATATATAAAAATAGTACAGAGAGCAACGCTGACTTAGAATACGATACAGAAAATATACCTGTTTACAACTTTAACGGATCTAGATACGGTAAATTATATAATGTAAAAAATACTTCAGAATATAATAATTTTACTCTATCTTTTTTTGGTACAAGAAAAAACTGGATAGTAGAAGATAGCTTTATGCTAGGTGGAAACTATTTAGATACAGGTTTTGGCATAATAAACAACCATAAAACAAATGTTCTATCTCATTATTTTACAGGTACTGTCTTAAACTTTATAAACGATGTAGGTGATAAGGTACTTACTATAGATATTAAAAAATTCTTATACAGGCAAAATGACGATATTGCTTTTCAAGATAGTATTTTTAGCGTGTGGTACAGAAGTCCTGTAGATAATTTCTATATAGTTACAAAATTTGGTTATATATTTGAATATACTGCGAACGGAACAATTGTAGATTCAGTAGTTGGACTAGATTTTTTATCTGGTATTAGATCTGTAAGTACTAGCTATACACCAAATTATGGTGTAATCTTAGATAATACTGGCAGAGTTTATAGAATAGATTTTAAAACTAATTTACTAATATCAATACCTTTAAAAGATATAGTTTTAGTAAATTGTACCGAAATTTTAAACGCATCAGATGGAAGCTATAGTATAGCTTTTAATTTTGCAAATAAGGCTCATGTCATTAAAGGTAACTCACCTATTTTCAAAAATAATAAGCTTTATTTTAAAGATAATGACAATACTAAAATATACATGTATGACACTAATACAACTGAAAAATTCACGTATATAGACAAAGGCACTAAAAGTATAAAGGCATTTACATTTAATTTACAAGATGAAACGGTTTTACTATATACTAGTGGACATGATGTTTATGATATTAAAGGTGAGTTCAAAGAAGCAGTAAATTTAAAATCTAGTATTGAGGGGCTATCGAGCTTGAATATGGGAAATTTATATTATGGTGAAGAGAATACTATAAGCGTTCAAGGTATATCTAAAAATAAAAATCTATATTTTTATAATATAGATTATAAGAAATTTAATAAAGTAGAATCTGATTACAATGTAATTATCCCTAGCTATAACGTCACGTTTGATAATTACATACAAAGTATTTTAAGCTCTATATATCCTCTACCTGGTTACTCTTTTAAAATAAAGTTGAATAATATAGTCAACCAAGAAGAGACAATAACTTTAGAAACAAATATACTTGGAGAGACCTTAGATACAGGTACTCATCATTTTGCTATAGTTTTGGATACTCTTAAGGGATTTTATAGAGTTTATTTAGATGGATTTTTGTATTCAGAAAAAGTATTTACTAAAGGTAAATATGTATTTAATGATAGAATAAGAGAAGAAAATATTGTTTTCGGTTGTACACCTTTTTATGGTGGTTTAGCTTATAATAGTTTTTTTAAGTCTAATAAAACAGTGTTGTTTGTTAAAGATTTAAAGATAGAAAAATTAAGATATTATAATATACCTCTTAATAGTGATGAAATAAAAATGGAATACCTATCTAAAATAAACACAAGCGATGTATACATAGATATTGAGTGTGGTAGTAGAAATTACCTGGATACTATATCTCGAGTTTTTAAAAATAAAACGCCTGGTCAAAAAGCAAATTTAATAAACATTTACGTTAATGATAGTTTGGTGAAAGATACAGCGTTGCAAGATGCGTATAACAATATTATATTGAAAGAGGCTTATAAATATCTACCAGGACATGTTAAGATTAATAAGATAGTCTGGAACAATAATAAAAAGAACTTTGAAACTATGTTAGAAGGATTCTTTAATACAGAAAATACCCTAACAGAAAGTTAACATGAATAGCGTCTTACAAGAATTTAATAAAACAAGTATGTTGTTTGACAAAACAACAAAGGATGCTACTGTTTTACCTTATGAGCTTGAGGAAGTAAGAGTTAAGACTAATACTTTTTTAAGTGTAAACTCACTCAATAACATACTTAAAAAACTTTATTTTAATTTTTTATTTTTGTATAAAAATTCTACTATAGGTGATTTTAGAGTTTTTGAAACCCAAGATTTTTCCATATCAGCATTCAGCCATTACCCTTATGTTAAGGAAGTTAAATTTACAGAGAGTTTTTTAGATACAAACAGTAGTTTATTTTTAAATTCTAGTGGAGCGGTTCTAGTAACTGATAATAAGCTAAAAGACTTCAGATACTTAATTACATATTCAGACAATAAGCTTGTAGGGTTACAGCTTAAAAGAGATTCTGTTGAGTTTGTTTTCAATACTACTCTTATAGATACTGTTTCTGGCTCAATAAATTTTTTGGAAATTAGCGATATCAAGTGCTACGACAATAAGAATATGTTTGTAGTAGACTCTGCTTATAATATTATTGTCAAATACGATATAAGCACGTTTGTAAGCAATGAGAATATATACCAACGTAAACCTATTGTTAAAAAGGTAGTAGGTGGTGTGGGTAGCTTGGAGGATAGAAATAAATTTGCCAGTATTCGTAAAATAACCTCTAATAACAACTTACTAGTCGCATACGATGAAGGTAATAAGTGTTTTAAGATATTTGACACCAATCTAAACTGGCTCAATACGATTGTAATATCAAAGTTCTTTACAGGGGTAGTAGATAAGATAGTAGATATCATATTACTAGAAAACAATGATATAATTTGCTGCGATATTAATAATCTTTATTACTTTATATACGATAACAACAGTTATACTCTCTCAAAAACCTATAATATAGAGAAATTTTTTAGAAGCGGGGAATATATAACAAAATTAAATCTATGCTTTTTTAATAAAAGTATAATTTATGTTGTAACTAACAAGTCTATAAAAAAATTATGGGTGACTCAGCTAGATGATTTTATAGGCGAGTATTATATAGAAGAAAGTAACTCAAATATTATTTGGATGTGCAATAGCAGATATAGTGATAATGAGGACTCTATCGTTTTATATAGTAAAAAAAATAATAATAAACAATTGTTTAATGTATATAAAGACTCTTTGTTTTTAAACAGTCTTTTAAACAATTTAGATTTTGAAATTTATAATGAGCAAGATATGATTTTAAATCAAGAAGAATACATACAAAGCTGGGTATTAGTTAAGGCTTTTAAAAAAATTCAATACAATAATTTTATTTTAGGTAAGGAAGTTAAATTTAAATTCCTAGAAGATAAAAACAGGGAATATGATTCCATAATTGATAAGATATACAACAACTCTATAGTAAATTTTAGTAACGATTTTGATTTTGATGATAATTTTAATATTGGAATAAATGAAATTTTTCAAGCAGAAGTCATTAACAGAATAATTGCAAATACTATAAATTTTCAAAAAATATTATTAAGATTCGTTATAAACAATAAGTCAGAAAAGATATTTCTATCTCCTAACCCTTTTAGAGGAGATGATGCTTTGAAGAGTTATTATTATTTTGTAGATGAAAGTCTTTTATTAGACCCTAACCCTGTAATTTTACAGGTCTTTGAGGAACTATCACCTGGTCCTGGACTTTCTACAAGTTTAGGAGGTGCTCCTTATTCTAGTTTAGATGATATCAGCATAGTAGAGGGAGTTTTTACTTAAATATAACATATGGCAGGTACATACACTTTTCACAATAAGTTTCATAGAGCAAACCATCATACTCTAGGCACTACTGATCAATTAGATTCAGGATTAGATCCTATTGCAACGAAAGAATACCCCTTTTATGGAGTATTTTATAATCTTATTACAGATGCTGAGAGAACTTTTAATATAGAGACGAACAGTTATAATTGGTGGTCTGTTTATACTACGGTTTTGAGTAATTCAAGTAATTGGATGCTAACAAGAAGCGTTTACTCGACTGTTAGTAGTTTAAGCGACAATTGGAACCTGGGATACCAAGGATACACAACATTAAAAGCGTATAGCGGCGACTGGGATAACTCTTACACTATTATTAGTTCTTTTAGTGCAGACTGGGGATCTCCCTATTTGATGTTCACTAACGTACCTCAGGTATATACCCACTCAAAGACTTTTTCAGGTCAAGATCTGCGACTAGCTCAGCTAGTAGATCAGCTGACAGGTGAAGTAACAGACTTACCCGGTTTATCGACATATGAATGGAACTTAGACAGACAGCAAGTAGGTTACGCTACACTAGAAAAAAATATGTTTCTCAGTAACCCAGATCCAGATACTATGGTAGATGGCGGAATATATACGTTAGTTGTAACTCAAAATAATCCAAGCGTTGTCAATTCAGGGTATGATTTAGAGTTTGATAAATTATACAGGTTTAACAGCGTTCAAACTTTTAATAATGTAGTGAACACTACATTGTCGGGTATAACTATCATTAATTTTATTTGTGTTAACGGATTTATGTTGGGTGACGTAACAAAGTTAGCAGGTAATTTTACTGTTTAATAATGAGTAATCAACCCTTCCATAATAAATGGCATAGTTTTAACCATTATACTCTTCCACTTTCTGACTACCCAGATAGTGGAACTGACCCTATTGCAAGTGAAAATTTTCCTTTTCTAGGAACTTTTTACAATAAAATTCCCTCAACTACTGAAAACACTCTAACTGATATAAGTTTAGATTTTCCAGGGCTAGGATACACAAAGCCTGTTACAGTAGAGTATTTACCGGCATCTAATAATACAGTAATATATAAAAATCCTATTATAGATGTAATGGTGAGTGAAAGCACAGGCACTATAACAAAAATAGAATTAAAAGAGGGTGGTGTTTTTACAGGGCAAATTGGAGTTAATATAAAACCTAATCCACTAGATAATATTTTAATAAATGCAGTTTACTCTGTATCATCTGCGCCTTTTGATTTAATATCCAATAGCGATCATTGGGCATATGCACACAATTTAACTAAGGCTTATTCTGCAGATTGGAGCTTATTTCCGAGAGTAGAGACGACTACAGAAGATTATTCAGGTAAATGGCATGCTGGCTACCTAGGATATACTTCTCTTTATTCTAATAGTAGTTACTACGAGTCATTCTATAGTACTACTTCTGCTCTATCTAGTGAATTAAACTATACAGGTACAGGTGGTACGGGGTGGCATATAGCTTTATCTTCTATTACCTGGAGAACCAACGTAAGTGCTGTTAATATAAGACAGAAAGTAGCTTTACCATACAAATTAGCAGAACAAACTATAGGTGGCGCACAAACTGTTAACTGGAATCTAACTGCTCAAACAGCTTATATTGTTGCTTCAGGGGATTATACACTTGGTGTAAACTCTATACAAAACGCAAATAGAGGAGGTAAGTACACTCTTTGGGTTTATGTGGATAAATGTCCAACAGATTTAACAAACGTAATTTTTAATCCGCAAGTTTTTAATATTAAGGTTAAAACTAATACGGCTGAGTACCAATCGTATACAGACGTTATTTCTTTAAGTAGAAATACTGTAACAAAAATAGATTTTGTTTATGACGGGTTTAAGATGCAGGGTAGAGCTACTAGATATTTTTTAGACGCACTAACAACAGATGATATATATTACGCTGGCACTGGGATTGCTTTGAGAAATCCTAATAATGGTAAACCTATACCTTTAATATTTACTAGTGATAGTGGTCCAAGTACACCTGGTAGTAGGTATATAGTACCTAGACCACCTGTTCGTAGATTTGATAGGCCAGGTTTTAATAACCCTGGCTTAAATATAAAATATTTAAATTTAACTCAGTATCCATCAATAACTTCTTTTTACGTAGCTGGTAGCGGTATACAGATAAAATACTTTGAATCTAATCAATACTATTTTTCTTATCAATTATATGGCGCGACATGGCCTACTCAATTGAGTATTACAAAGCTTAGCTATTTATCTGGTTCTTTTGACCGGGTAATAGGTACATTATCTGGTACTAGCGACTGGTATAACCCTGCCTATAGTCAAAATTTAATAGCTTCACCTATGAGAGCGACTGCCCCTGCTTCTATAGATGCTACTTTACCTGCTAACAAATATATACTACAATCTTCTAACATTATACCTATTTCATCCTGTACTAGATTTTATAATGTAAGTGTTTTTTCAGGCAAAGATAAATTAATAAGATCTATTAGTATTAATAATACTACTATATCAAACAACCCGGTTGTTTTTAACAGGTACCCCCAGCAATATAATTTTCTAAACGAAGAGACATCTCAATATACTTTTGAAAAGATACAAAAAGATTATGAGGTAAAAATAACCTACGGGTTTCAACCAGGTAAATATATAAAGAATAACTACATCTGGTTAAATCCAGGCGATAATACCTTATTACCTGATACTCTGCTACCTACTCCATCTATACCGGTTAGATCTCTTAATAAATTATATACCAATACTAATTTACCTGCATTTTATGTAAGCGGTCCCAACCCTGGTACTTCTCCTAATATAGTCTTAAGTGGTTCTCACAGATATTTAAAATTTACACCTGGTAGGTCTTGTACTTCATCGCAAGGTTTAACAGCTTTAAGCGGAGAAAGATATTTAAAGTCTTTTACAACATTCACTACCTTTAAAATAACTAGTAGACCCGCTTTGAGTGCAGTAATGTGGTGGATAGGGGATTTTAATAGACTTAGTGTTTCAAATCAAGGCTACGGTTTAATACTATCAGAAGATTTGAAGATTTATACAAAGAATGAACTAGATAAACCAATAAAACCTCAATCGGTTCAATCTTTAGAATTAAATAAAATTTACGTTTTGGCAAATAGAGTTACATCTACAACAAATACCAGAGAAACTGTATATTTAAATAACGAAATTTCTATTAATCAAGTTATTACATCAACAAACAAGTTAAACAACTTTAATCTGTATTTTAATACTGAACCTCAAACCAGTTTAAATAATGGAAGTTTCCATATATACGAGTATTACTTGTTTGAAAGAGCGCTCGCAACTGCAGAAATAAGAAGAATGAATCTATTCCTAATGGACAAAGTGAGTAAATACAATATATGATGGATTGTACTACAGCCTTACCGACTTCAGCGTTTTATTCTACTAATTTAGCCACGGTTGTCAATAGTTACAATAGACTTGGTCAAAGAATAAGCAGATCACTCGGTGCACCTATGGTTAACATCGAAATACATGCTGATCAAATAAACGAGAATATAGCAATTGCCTGTGAGATGTTTACTAAATGGGCAGGGTATACTAGAGAATATCTTGTTTTTAATTCGGATCTATATGAGGATAACAAAGGTATAAGATTAGACGTCTTGTTTTCAATATCAAAAGATTTTAACGCTCAAATTAAAGTTAAGAACGTTCCAGAAGATGTAAGAGCAGCATATACAGTAGGTCAAATGATAATTGGCAATCCCGATCAGCCTTATATTTTCCAAATTCCATCAGATTCTCAAGATCAAACCGTTTTAACTCAACTAAACAGTTACGACTACCTAGTAAGAGATTATAGAAAAGTTATAGCCGTCTTAGATTTTGAAGAAGGCTCATCCACTGGTGTAAATACCCTCTTTACTGTTGAACAATCCTTAGCTCAACAGACATATTTTTCCTATTCAATGGGTAATTACGGTTTTGACTTAGTAAGCTGGACCGTTTTAAAGAATTGGCTAGATACTAGAGAGAAAGTCCTAGCACTGCAAAGAGGTGTTTCTTTCGATGAAAGAACCCAATACATGAGAATGTTGCCACCGCCTAGACAAGGCTCCACCTCTCAATTTTACGGAGTCATAGGATGTTATGTGGAAAGACCTCTACAGTATATTATTAAAGAGCCTTGGGTTTATCAATATGCGCTTGCTCTCTGTAAAATAACCCTAGGTAATAATAGAGGTAAATATACTAATGTTGCACTATTCGGTGGTGGATCAATAAATTTTAACGATATTTTATCACAGGGCTTAAGTGAGAAAAAAGAACTTGAAACTATGCTTTACACAGGCGCTTCACCAGGTATGGGAGATGCAGAGCCAATAGATTTCTTCGTAGGCTAATGGTACATATAGAAAGAGATAATAAAATTACTAACCTCAAAAATGAGGTGTATTCTCAATTAAGTGATATAATGAAAATACACGATCCTACACCTATAACCGCACCAAAGGTCAATAATGTTGATGCCATTTCAGTAGAAGATGCTATAAAGGAACTTATTGCAATGGGTGTAGAGGTGTAATAAGTTATTAGGTGAAGCTAGACAAAAAAGACTCTAGATTTAAACAAGGTATTTTTACCCCCATGAATAAAGAAAAATACAAGGGTAGAGATTACCCCAGGTATTTATCTTCTTGGGAATTAAAGTTTTTTAGGTTTTGTGACTCTGAGGCCTCCGTGTTAGAGTGGAGCTCAGAATCTATTATTATACCTTACCTTAATCCTGTTGATAATAGAGTACATAATTATATTACTGACGCTGTTATTAAAATGAAAACTAGAGATGGTATCAAGAAATTTTTAGTGGAAGTTAAGCCACATAAGCAAACAATAAAGCCGCTCGACAAAGTAAGCAAAAAAACTGGTAAACCTTTAAAATCAAGCTTATACGAAAAATTAACTTTTATAAAAAATACGGCAAAATGGGATGCTGCAAAAAAATGGTGCAAAAAACATGATATGGAATTTACAATAATTACTGAACACCATTTGAATATAAGAAAATATACATAAGTACTATAAATAATTTTATGGCGTTAAGACTACTAGTTGAACAACCTGCTCCTCAAGAAGAATATGAATATATTATAGAAGAGAGAAATAATAATCAACCTGCCAATTTATATATAACAGGACCATACATGCAATGTGAATCTGTAAACAAGAATAAACGAATTTACAGTGAGCATGAAATGGATAGGGAAGTTAGTAGATATATTAACGAGATGGTTAAAACGAAAAGAGCTATGGGAGAGCTCAACCATCCAACTAAAGCCGAGGTCGATCTAGAGAGAGCCTGTCACATGGTTACAGAGTTAAGAAAAGAAGGAAATACATACTACGGTAAGTCAAAAGTTCTTTCCACTCCTACCGGTTTAATAGTAAGATCTTTAATTAACGATGGTGTAAAGATAGGAATGTCCTCTAGAGCACTGGGCAAGCTTAGTGAACAATCAAACGGTATTAATAGAGTATCTGAGTTTAGATTAGTTGCTGTTGATTGTGTAGCTGATCCTTCCTGTCCTGCAGCTTTTGTTAATGGTATATTAGAATCAAAACAATATGTGCTTAGAGAAGATGGTAGACTGGAAGAATTTTTTGAGCAATTCTCTAACAATATTTCGTCTTTACCAAAAAAAGACGTTGAACAATATTTAAAGGAGCAAATTTTAACTTTTTTTAATAAAATAAAAACAGTTTTATAATAAATAATTTTATGGCTAATACAAAGGCACTTGCACCGTCAAGAAAAGAGAGCTTGTTAATTTCTAAGTTTTTATTATCGTTAAACGAAAAAAATTACGCATACGCAAATAAATATTTAAAGAAAATAGTTGAAGCAAAACTTAATAAAAGAATAGCTAAGACAATAAATAATTTTTAACCTATGGCAATTACAGATATTCTTAAACAGGCTTCTCAGGGTATATTAACTGAAGATACACTTGCAGAAATTGAAACAGCATTTAACAAGGCTGTTAATGATAAAGTGAAAATTCACGTTGAAAAGGCCTTAACTGAGCAAGACGGTGATTATGCAAATAAGCTTAAGCATCTGTTAGAGGTTGTTGACAAAGAT